TCAAAATTGAATCGATCCAGTGTGGTTAACTTTCCAGTGTGTTGTTCAAACTCTGAGTTTGGAACAAACTCTGCTACTTGTTTGGTATGTCCACATTTGAGAGTTTGTAATTCAAATATTGCTGTTTGATCTCTATTGCTAAGACCCAAATTATGTAATTCTACGTTGGTATAATTTTCAAGATTTTTTTGCAAGACTTCAAAGTTTTTGAGTACTGGTTCAAAACATATCACACGTTCAAACTGCTCTGCACTGGGCCTAGCAAAGATACCAATGTTGGCACCAATATCAATCATGGTACGTTTGGTGGGTATGTTTTGATACACATAGTATCGATATCGTTGTTGGTAGTGTACATCCACTACGTCTTGTAGGCGTTCACTGAAGAAACCATTTGGCGGTTCGGACGAATACCAGTGTGAGTTTATTTTGTGCATATATAACTATTTAATCACAATGAAGATCAGTCTGTTTAATAATTTTGGTGCTAAAAACTCAGTGCCAGTGTTCCATGCCATTGCCCAGGGTCTTGTGGCCCAAGGGCACACAGTAGTGTATCATGACACTACAGCTGATGTAGCTGTGATATGGAGCATGCTGTGGAGTGGGCGCATGCGACCCAATCATGAAGTTTACGAAGCATTCCGGCGCCAAGGCCGGCCAGTAATTGTTGCCGAAGTGGGTATGATACAACGTGGGAAAACTTGGAAGATTGGTGTCAACGGTACTGGTATTGGCAGTTACAACTTTGACAATCTTGTTCCCAATCGTGCAGCTACTCTTGGACTGAGTTTGAAGCCTTGGCGTTCGGGCACCAACATTGTGATTGCCATGCAACGTCACGACAGTGAACAGTGGCATGATCAGCCGCCAATAAATCAATGGTTAGAGTCAACAGTGGCAGAAATTAGAAAACACTCCAATCGACCCATTGTGATTAGACCACACCCAAGAAGCGGATGCCAGATACCGCCAGGATGCCTAATTGATCGTCCACATTTTAATGCAGGCTCATATGATGATTTTGATTTTGAACGTGTGCTAGACACTGCGCATTGTGTGTTGAACTGGAATTCAGGTCCAGGGCCTCAAGCCGTGATTCACGGTGTTCCTGCGTTTGTTGGACCTACCAGTCTAGCAAGTCCAATTGCCAACTGGGATCTGTCGCAGATAGAAAATCCCCCACGTGCAGATCGCACTCAGTGGCTAGAACAACTAGCGCACACCGAGTGGACTGTGGAAGAAATCAAGACTGGTTTGCCTTTTCAGCGCCTAGTCTTTTAAGATCAGCATCAACCATGTCACGGATCATGGTTTCAAAGTTGGTACGTGGCTGCCAACCCAACTGTTCTCTAGCACGACTTGAGTTGCCGCATAGGCTATGGAGTTCAGCAGGACGTTTGAATCGTGGATCACTTTTGACCAAGTGTTGCCAATCTTGAATGCCCACATGTTCAAATGCCACACGACACAAGTCACCAATGGTATGTTGCTGGCCAGTAGCAATCACATAGTCGCTGGCTTTTTCTTGTTGCAACATCAACCACATGGCTTCCACAAAGTCACCGGCAAATCCCCAATCTCTAGCACTGTCTAGATTGCCCAGAGTAACATCATCTGCCAGGCCCAGTTTGATACGTGCCACTGCGTCTGTGATCTTGCGTGTGACAAATTCACGACCGCGCAAGGGCGATTCATGATTGAACAAGATACCTGAACAAGCATATAGGCTATAACTCTCACGAAAATTAATGGTCATCCAATGTGAATACAACTTGCTCACACCATACGGTGAGCGTGGGCGGAACGGTGTTGTTTCACCTTGCAGGCCAGGTTCAGTAGCATTGCCAAACATTTCGCTAGTGCTGGCTTGATAAAAGCGAGCGTTGGGATTGTGTTGGCGTATTGAATTCAACAAGTTCAACGGACCCATACAGTTTACTTCTGTAGTGAGTTTGTTTAATTCCCAACTGATACCAACAAAACTTTGAGCCGCCAAGTTGTACACTTCTTGAGGCTTGATGCTTTGCATGATGTGATTCATGTTGTTCTCATCCGTTATATCACCAGTAATGAGTTCAATGTCGTTTTCAATTCCCAACCATTTGATATTTTCCAAATTGGGATTTGAGTAGCGTTTGACTAGTCCATAAACATGGTAGCCTTTTTCAATCAGATATTTGGCAAGATACGGACCATCTTGGCCCGTCATGCCTGTAACAAAAGCAGTTTTCTTCATGCTATTATGTATCACACACAACCGGTCACACTTGAATATCTTCCATGCCGGCCGAACGCAATCGAACAATATGTCCCATTTGCCACTGCTTGGTATCTAGTCCTTTGAGTATACCCAACCAACGATTGCGCAAATATGCCACTTCGTTTATGATAGTTTCGTAGTCAATCACTTCGTCTTCGCCGTCCACGTACTTTTCAGCGTCTCTGCTTGTAAGCGCACGAGCATAGGCTTCTAGATATTTTTGAAAATGCTTTCTACGTATTTTACGCAGTTGAATGTTGAGATAGTTTAACACCGCTTCAATCTCTTGCAGTTGATTAAACCTGTGTTCAGTTATACCAGGTAACGCGGTGATATTTTTTTCAACTATGCCGTAGATTTTACAATCCTTTTTGGCATCTTCAAGTTCGCGCTCGTAGTGACTGATAAAATCAGGCAAGGCATCTAAACCAGCAACTATGCGACTATACCACATGGGTGTTCTCTCTGGACACACTATCTGAATTATTTTTCAGATGCTGATCACAAATCTCGGCCAACCAAGGAAACATAGTTTTCCAATCAGTGCCCCGACGGCGATCTTTTTCGTCAAGAAAAATTTGTAGTTTATCTATTTCGGCAATGTCAACCTCAGACTGTTCTATTTCTTTTATTATACCTTGCATGTATATCTTTGCTATTTTGTGCTGTTCGGTGTCCTCTGGCATGCATGAAATAATCTTATCAAAATCTGATTTGAAAGTATCTCCGCCTAGTATTCCCGCGACCAAGTAAGAAGGTTGAGGAGTTATGCTAGAAAAAAAGTGTCCGACTGGTCTTGTCTTTCTCCAATTTTGTAACTTAATCAACAGCTCAGGCATTGTTTTTATTGTTAATATACTAATAGCCTGATTTATGTTTAGAGTGATCCATTTTTGCTGCAGTAAGTATTCAAAGTTTTTTTCCCAGGTGGCTAAATTTAATCCATAACGTACAAATTCTTGTTCTGGACCCCAGCAATCTATGCTGCATGTTAGATCAATCCTTTTGAGTTTTCTATCTACCAAAAGTTTTCGAAATTTCTCGCAAATTAATTCAAGTTTGCTTGAATTAATCTGAAGATTGGTTGAAATACCCAATTCTAAATTTGGGTGTGCGGTGTTTTCAAAATAATCTAACAATTGATAAAACTCAGGCTGATAAAACGGTTCTCCGCCCAACACGTTGAATCTTTTAAGTCCAGAAGATTTACGTTTCATATAGTCCCAAAATTTGTCAATCAGTATTGGCGCTTGATTTTCTTCTGCTTCGAGTATCACTCCACCTTTGTTAAATTTTCCAAATTTTATATTTTCTTGATTTATCTTTGAGCTCAGTCCTGGTATACAGTACAAACAACTCATGTTACACACGTTGTTGACAAAAACTTCTAACACAGTTGGGTCTACATGTATGGCTGTAGGATCAGTATCCAGAATTTCTGGATACTGATTTGGGATTGATAACATTAATTTTCTATCGCTAAACCCACCAGCTTGCTCAATTTTGCGACAGTAGTGACAACTGTGTTCGGGCCATCGACCCGCCAACATGTCCTTGCGTTCTTGCAACTTTTTATCAGTATTATGAAACTGATCAAAATTTTCTTCGTCTAGTTCTCCCCAACCAGTTCTGTGGCACGATGCTGTCTGTTTCTGAGAAAGATACAAAGTGCTCCAACTCCATTTTAACTGACATGCAGTATCAGTTTTAATAGGGAAAAACTTGTCGGCCATCAGTTTTCCCAGTCTTCGTCTTCGTCTTCTTCTTCTTCGTACTCATCTTCGTCTTCTGCCTCATAGTCCTTGTCGTTGTCAAGGTACGAGGTCAAAGCACGTTTGATATCCGAGTCGCCTTTGAAAGCGTTGCGAATGTCTTCCACGTCTGAATCATTATCCATCAAGATTTGTATCACAGTCTCAGCGGCTTCGGCACGGTCCACTGTGTTTACAAAACGCTTGAGTTCTCCCCAAATTTCGCTGGCTATTGCTTCACTCATCTGCTGTTTCCTCCGGAGTACTTACCTCTGCTTTCTGATTTCTAAAATCTGCCATGACCTTGTCCAAACAACCATCATCATTTTTTTCCCATGCCTTGCGGAACTTCTTGATAACTTCACCATCGCTTGTGGTAAACACTAGACTATTGCCCTCGCGCTTGAGCATTTCTTTTTTCTCAATTAAGTCCACCAGGCCTGAATATGGACTCATGCCTGTTGTGTAAGGAATCTTGACTTGCACACCTTCAAAGGGTTTGGCATAGCGTGTTTTCATAACTTTACAACCTGCACGGATACCGTTTACTTCAGATACTTTGTTGCCATCTTCGTCTTCCTTCAGCTTCATCTTCTTCATAGCAACAACGATACTTGATGCATAGATAAAGCCTTGTCCACCTGAGATCTTGTCATCTGGGTCAAACATGTCCTGACTTGCGTATGTGTGGTTGGTACAAACCAGGCCTACATTATAACTACCAAACATGTTCACACAGTTACGAACCAAGGCAGTGAGTGCTTTGGGTTTGCGACCCAAGTCGCCTTTCATTTCACCTGCGTCAAACTGGTTGACGTCTGTGGGCGTTAACAACATGCCTAGACTATCAATCACAAACATAACTTTGGGTCGCTCGCCTTCGGCCAGTGCTTTGTAGTCGCTCATGAATGTGGAGATTGTTTTGGCCACATCATCAATCATGGCCATACTCAACTTGAGTAATTTGCTTTCACTGGTATCAACTCCAAGTGCTTTGAGCCAATCTTCATCCAGTGCATTTTCACTGTCAATCAACACAACAAAGATGCCTTGCTCTTGTGCGTTCTTCACAATGTTGCCTGAACAGATGTAACTTTTACCTGCACCAGAGTCGCCAGCAAACACAGTGACTTTGCCCAGCGGAATGCCACGGTTAAAGTCCCCGCTGATCAAATAGTTCAAGGCGTAGTTGCCTGTGCTGATCCAATCTGTAGGATCGTTGAAGCCAATTGACAGTCCGTCAATGCTCTTGGTGATTTCCTTGCGGAATTTGCTTACGTCAAATGGTTTGCCCATGGTCTATGTCCTTGTAAAAATTTTTAAAAATGTTCCGGCTGTCTATGCCCCTACGCTGATCTAGTTCTGTCAATTTATCGATTGATAGACTGATATTTTTTTCAAACGGTGTATCAATGTAGTGTAGCATATTTCTGTAACTATCTTCAAGCAAATAACCAGGTTTATGGTTGATTCTATCTTGTAACTTGTTCTTTACTGAGTTTAGCACATTTTTAGGTAAATGTCTAATGTTTAGGTATTCTGGAGTCAATAGTGCCCCAATTACAAAACTGTTGTTGTGAAATCCTTGTGCTTTTAAAAAATCCACACAATCAAATACGGAGTTGTAGTTCAACAAAAAATGCAACATGTTGAATGATATTTTGTGACCCAACTGTTTGATAATTGCAAGGTTGTCCAAAAAGTCCAGCCATGATCCACCATGTCGTATGTATTCGAATTCTTCAGCAAGGGTTTCTACGCTTACTGTCCAATGTACGTTTGGAAATTTACAAACAGCTTCAAACACTCGAGTATCAACCTTGCTCAAGTTAGTGTTTATCCTGATATTGACATTGGGGTTTAATTTTTCCAATAGTGTTAAATTTTCCTTCATCAACAATGGTTCACCACCTGCTAGATACACATGTCGGAGTTGACCAGCATGATCATAAATGTAATTTTTGAAATCTGTTGTCTGTTGCTCGGTGGGTGTTTGATGACGTATTTTTAGTTCATCGCTCCATTTGCTACTGAATTCTGGGCCGCAATACACACACGCAAAATTACAAAGATTGGTCCAACGCACATCAACAGTACGCAAATCAAAATTGCCAACTTGATATGTGTCAACTGGTATGCTTTTTAATTCACGTATGTAAAATACCCTATCACTGATATGATCAAAACCTCGTTTGCCCCGTTCTAGATCATAACAGGTATGGCAAGTGGCCACTGGCTGTTGTTCAACGATCTGTTGTTGTCTAGACAGATTGTTCTCAACTAGTATGGATTCGATTGGCTGATCTTTTATGTTACCGAGAGGACCTGCACTACGAATACAGTTTTTTATTTTGCCATCAAAGTTGTACATCAGGCCGGTCCAGGGCATGGGACAAAATGTGGGATTGGTCAACATGTCTCGCGGTGTCATTGGTATCGTGGCCCTAGAGAGATGTCTGGTATAGCCAAATTATTTGTTTTGGCTGTTTCTAATGTGTTTACCAAGAACTTGGCCCAGTTGTCAACGTCAGCTGCAGGCGGCACTGTCTTGTCAGCACTGGTGGCTATGTCTCCTGGTCTGACCAGGGTAATGTTTATATCTGGACAACTGTTTCGTATTTGACCTACTGCTTGTTCTAGAGTTGTTTTTTGTATTCTATAGGCCATCATATCAAATCCTGGTAACACACTCACCGGATACTGTGTCATTATGGTGCTGACAACCATGATGTGTTTGCCGCTGCCTGCCCAACGCTGGGCCATCTCAAACAACAATTCAGTCTGAGCATAACCTGCTTGTGCGTTGTTTATGAACATGTCACAGGGTTGTATTAGGTCAGCGATCTTAGGAATCACTCGGATGTTATGGCCCGTGCGGCGACTGAGACGTAGTACTTCATGACCAAGAGCCAGGTATTCGTTACCAAGTGCCTGACCTATTCCTGCTGTGCCTCCTGTGATTGCTATCTTCATTTATAGTAATCCCATAGTTTAATACCACGCAACTGATCTTGTGCGCATGTCCATAGTTGTAGTTCAACTGTGTTGTCCAGATCCTGTGCCACAATGTTTTTTAATTCATCTGGAACATCAGCAGTTCGTGTAAGATGATTACTGTATTTTACATTCAGCACATCTGGTTGCGCCAGCAGTGCCCACGAATGATCTAGTTTGTGTTCTTTTACATATTTAAAAATATTTCTCAAATCACCAATATTCAATGCACTCACAGTGGTCCATGTGTTTAATGCTTGTACACCTATTTTTTTATAGGTGTTTAAATTCTTTTCAAAATTATTCCATTTTATAGGCCAACGCACATAATCATGCACACGGTCAATACCGTCCAGACTCACTGTGACTGTGACATGTATGTTTTTGTCTAGCAACTGCTTTATTTCTGGTATGACTGTGGAGCAATTGGTATTGATCCTAACGCTGGTCACTGATGATGGAATGTTTTTAAGTATATTGCGATAGTTCTTGCTGGCACTTGGCTCGCCACCGTTGATATCCAAGTGTACTACTTGTTCAAGCGGTAGGCGCCAAAATGCTGCTGAGTTGTCTATTATAGGATAGTCATTGGATAGCAAACTTCCAATCTTGGTGCTTAAATTTTGATTACAGGACTGACAAGCACTATTACAAATATTGTCTAGTACGCCGCCTACGGTGAGATAGTCTGAGCGTGTTTGTGTTTTATCAAATTTGATAGCATTGAGTCTTATGCTGGTGTTGTTAATTTGTTCTGTTTGTTGACACCGTACACATTCTTTAGGCCAGACATCTGGATTGCGTTTGATATTGGCCAACCAATCACTAGTGTCCATTTGTTCCAGAGTGTCAAACTCAGGAGCACTGACCATGTGGCCGCATCGACTCACAGTACCATTGGGATTGAATCTCACAAAGTGATCAAGTCTTGGGCAATACATGTTCAAGGATATTTTTGTAATTTTTTTGATAGTAATCCAGGAGTTCACTCCAGGTAAATTCTTGGCCTATTAGATCTAAAAGTATTTGATCTAGATACAGCCACAACTCAATGCCGTGATTCTCTCTAAACAGTTCAACAACAAAGTCTTTACTGGGAGGAATAACTTCTGCTCTAGATTCAAAATCAGTTATTGCACCAAAATCTTTGAAGTTTCTCAAACGTATTTTTGTGTCGTTACGTAGATAACGTGAGAGATTTGCCAACCAGTGAAATTGTGGCAAGTAATGTGTGTTTAAAAATTTGTATCGTTTGGCAAACCAAAGGGCCGTAGAAAGATCTAATTCAGGATGATCGCGTTGAAGATGTTGCAGGTATGTGTTTATGCCACTAACATATCTGTCCCGGGGGTTGCGTATGTAAACGTCTACATAGTCAAGCGCCGAAATCTCATTGTTAGTAAACACCGCAAGATTATCTCTTTTCTGCTGATGTCTCAAACTGCTGTTTCCGTTTTTCTGAATTAGATAAACCCATTGATTGTGAAGTGGTAAAAATACCACTTCACAAAGATCTGGAAACAGCTCTGTATCCAGAGCTGTTTTCATTACTTCTGCTGTCTAGCGCGGATCATGGCCAAGATGTCTTCGGCCTTGCCAGTTGCGGCAGGTTTTGCCACAGGAGCAGTTGGTGCTGGTGCGTCTTCGTCATCAAAGTCACTAGCAGGAGCCGCTACTTTGAGTGCAGGCTTTGCTGCCACTTCATGCACATCACCGTGGCCGTCTACTGTCATTGCTGGTGTTGACGACCCAGCAGGTGCTTGTACACCAGCAGGACGGAAGTATTGACCCCAGCGTTCGGTGTCGTATGGCTGACCATCAACAGATGCTTCAAACATCTCTTTGATAACTTTCAACTCAACGTCTGTGGGCTTCTTGGGCAAGAACGTGCTCAAGTCAAACAAACCATGTGCATCAACTGCGGCTTGTTCTGCTTCGGTCAACGCGGACTCTTTACGTGCCCACTTGGATCCGTTGTAGTCAGCAAAGCCGCCTTTGGAGCCTTTGGTGATACGGAAGTCCAGACCACGCAGGTAGTCAGTTGGCAATTCTTCCAACTCAGGATCCATCAAGGCTCCTTTGATAGTTGTAAAGATTTGAGGACCAATGATGAATCTGCGAATTGGATTCTCTGGGGTCTTGTCATCGCTCAAGGGGTTTTCGCGAACGAAACCTTGGAAGATGTATGAGCGTTTCTTCCAGTACTTGCGACCCATGTCTTCAAGGCTCTTGTCCTTGAACCAGGTGCGCACTTCTGCCAGGATGGGACATGCCTCACCCCACATTTCCACGCAAGGTACTTGTACCATAACTTGCTTGGAGTCCA